TATTTGTAATTAAATTAGTTTAACAACTCATCCGTTATAAATACTAGAGTGCTAGCTTTGTATTGCAAAACGTACTTGCCAACTCATCTGAGCGTATTATTAAATTAATATGAACTACTATCTAGCAAACAAAAGAAATCTTTGGATCATACAGCGTAAAGAAGATCGCAAACAAATGGCTCCAGGATTTAATTTAAAATCTGAAGCTAATGACTATCTAGAAAAACTATTAGCAAAAGATCAGGAACTAATAAAAGAACAAACTCAGTCTACTTTTAATTTTAAATTTAAAGAAGAGTGGCTGAAGTTTCATGAGAACAGGTCAGAAGCAGCAGAGTTAAACTATACTCGTTTAACAACAAGCGGAGTAAATAGTTATAGTTGTGATTACAATCAAAGGATCAGTAAGTTTATGCCTGATATATTTTTGTCTGATTTTACAACTGTAGTGTTAGAACAGTTTTTAAAAGATTGTTTTAAAAATGGTTATCCATATAAAACTTTAAAAAGACAGGTTAGAAATATTAAAACATTTCTAAGACGTATGAACTTAGAAGGTAAGAAGCCTTGTCTTGATACTTTAGATTTTAAGGTACATGAGTTTTATGACATCGTTCCTGCGGATGACAATTTATACTATGAGAAAACTCCAACTGTTATCCAGGATGAACAGATTAAAGCTATCTTAGAAAAACTTAATAGCGAAAAATTAAAAGACGAAAATTGCGCTATGAAGTTTGGTATCTTTACTATGTCTTTATTCTTTGGATTAAGAAGATCAGAACTTCTTGGCTTAAAGAAATCTCATGTTGATTTAGAAAACAATCTACTTCATATTGAAGGTATTAGAGATCGTAACGGAGAATGGCTAAATAGAACTAAAAATAGAGGCAGCAAGAGATCAATAGAACTTGATAGCCACGCAAGTAAATTTCTTAAATATTGGTTAGACTATGTTAATGCAAAATATTCGCATTCGCTTTGGTTATTTCCAAGTTTAAAGAAAACAACTTACGGATCATTATCTCCTAAAAAGGTATCTGAATTAGTATGGACTACCTATGCTGATATGGGGTTAGCTACCATTGAAAGAAGATACGATGGTCATATTAAAGTTATTGAAAGCGCTTTTAAAGGTGCGCCTCTTAAAACTTTCAGACATAGATTGGCTACATTATTAATTAACTCTATGAACTCTCAAGCATCATTGGATGCCAATTATATTAAGTCGGTTCTTGGACACACGAGATTTCAAACAACTCGTGATCGTTATGGAAACCACAATTTAATTGGAACTGCTGATGAAAGAGAAGCTAGAATGAAGGCTAAAGAAAAAGCGTTAAATCACGAAACAATATTTAAAAGTTAGTACACACACTAACTCATCGGAGGCTTAGATTATTTTTTATTCTAAGCCTTCTATTTTTGTTTTAATTAATAAAACGTTTCCATATATATTTTTTTTAGTTTTATGGAATGAATTGTATATTTTTGTAGCTTCTTTATTAATAGGTAATTTATTTTTTTCCGCCATATCATTAACTATAAAACAATATCCTTTAGTTATAAAAATTTTAGCAACATCACCTTTAATAAACTTTTGAACTTCTATTAATGAAGGAATGTAGTTATTTTTTTTTAATATTTTTAATTTGGTTTCCATCTTTTTTTTCTTATTTAAATATAAAAACTATATACAAAAGTGTTACTAAAATTATGTACAATTTTTGTTTATATATTTATGAAGTAAATAAAAAATAAAGAACTCACTTTGTAATTGAATATAGGCAAGCGCTCTACGATTTTTTTTTCTTACGATCTAGCACTCTGGAACCATCCTTATAGAGAGTGTAGAAATTTCCTTTGCCGTCTCCGTAATAACCTGAGATTTCTTTTTTAGTCTGTGTTACTTTTTTCATTAATTTCATTTAACCTATCCTCTAACGCAGCGATTATTTGGTTCTTATCTACAATTATCTTTTGTAAATTATCATTCTCTTCAGCTAGTCTTTGAAAATCCTCTAATTTTATTTCAATCATTTCACTCATAATCTTCAACGATCTCTATTTTATCGCCTTCAGTTAAATCGTATTTGCTATGAGGCTCTTCTAATGAAGCTATCTCAGCTTTAGTTTCTTTTAATATTTGTTTAACGTGATCTTTAGCTTGGTCTAAAACTACAGATAAATTTGGATAGTTTTGCGGATATACACCATAAATATATAAATCACTTATAGATGTCATGAGCCTAGACAATCCTTGGTATTGTTTTTTTAATCTTAATATCCTGCTGTCGTATTCAATCATTATTTTTCCATAGTAAATACAGTAATAGCATCGCTACTGTAAAAAACATTTCAATCCAAAGAAGGTTTTGTATTAGTTCCAACATCTATTGCCTGTTTAATTTTATATTTAACGTTAAAAACTTTTACGTTTAAAAACGTTGCATCACTTATTTTCTTTCCTTCTTCAGCCGGAGCTGCAGCTGTAATCTCATCTGGATATTCTTGCTCCAAAATAAAATCACAATTGCCTGTACTGGTTTTCACAATTACTGACATATCCTTGTTACTGTGTTTGCATCGGTTTTGATTACGATGTTGCCTTGGTTATTAGTAAAGTTAGTGAAAGGCATATTGTCAGTCATAATCATCGCTAATAATTTTTCATGATCGCCTTTTCTTACTTTAATATATACACACCACTTAGAGCTTACTTCTGGATGTTGCTTTTGAAATTCAATCTCAACATCATCAACTTTAATTATTGCCATTGTTAGCTCCTTCAAATTTTAGATGGAGTGTTGCGTTTTGGAAGTCTTTAACTCTTACATTCTTAGACAGATCAGACATGGTGCTAAGATCTACAGATCCAACTTTAAATTCAGTCTCTGAAGTATTAAAGAAGTTAGCTTCAACTAATCTGCACATAATTGATATGTAGTCAGGATTTAGTAAGTTTTTTATTTCTTCTTTAAAAAAATCAGAAAACTGTTTAAGTCTAAAGATAGTTAATGAGTTAAGACCGGTCTCATATTTATAAACCTGTTGATGTGTAACTCCTATAAATGAAGCCACATCTGTCATACTTAGCTTTCTAAGAACTCTGCAGTACCTTAGATTTGCTCCGATCATTTTATTCAATTGATCTTCAGCTGTTTGATGAATTTGCTTTCGCATAATTTACCTCCTGGTTAAATTGGTTAATTTGTTCTTTCACATTACTGAAATCGAACTCCTTTGAAGCAATTGCTGTGTTTTCAAAACAGGCTGCAGGAAACTCCTTAAATGTATTTCCTATTCTTAAAAAATATCCTGATGTATGGTTTAAATCTTTAATGTACCAAGGAGTGCCATCTAATCTTTTGCAATAGCCTGTTTCATTATTTAAGAAAACAGTTTCACCTATAATTGTTTTATAAATTCTTCTCATGAATTTTCCTCCTCAATTTCATTGATTACTGCTTCAGTTCTGACAACTGTCATGGCTAAGACTGAAATTAATCTTCTTGCAGCTAGACCAGTAAAGTTCATCACATCAGCATAATCAGCAAGGATTTCTAAATCTTTTTGTGTAATGTTTTGAGCGCCAAATTCGTAATCGTCTAAATTAAATATATAGTTCATTCTTTCCTCTGTTGAAGTCATATCTAGTTCAACTTTTTGTATTTTGGGATTAACAACTCCTGGAAATACATAAATGTTATTAAGATTTTTTTTCATAATTTCTAATATAAATTTTATAAAGTTTTTCTATTTTTTTATTATCAATTGTATCTCTGTGAGAGATTTCTAAATTAGCTTTAAATTCCATAATGCTCATAGGTTTAAAATCTTTCTGTAAATTCTTGCAGATCATGTTGCTCGTGCATCATTCTTGCTTGTTCTAAATAGTTCAGCGCATCGATGTAGCTGTCATCTTTATATTGATGAGCTGCTCTTATTAACTTTGCTGCTGTGTACATAAGACAAACATGGTGCGGAGATAATTTCTTTTTTAAAAGATCAGAGAGAAGTGCAGACCAAATAATAGAAATATCTTTCATATTTTCTTTAAATGGTCCGTACTCCTGCTCCTTTTCTTTACGAATGGAGTTCAATCTTTTACTTAGATTGCTGTTTTCCATTTGGTTTCCAGTTTTGATGAGCTTCTTTAATAAAGAACTCAATTGTTTTACTCATACTGATTGGCAGCTCAAATCGTTTAGACGCAAGCTCCTCAATACGTTTGTAAGTGTCCATATTGATCGCAACCGATTTAAACTTATCTGTGTCCATTACATTTTCTCCAATTCGTTTGGATCAAAAGATGTTTGAGCAGGTTTTTTTGCGGCATCATCCTGCAATTCAATTCTGTGAAACCAGTAATATTCAGAACCTTTGGACATTTTACCTTCTCCAGTAGCTACTGATTTATAAGCACCAAATCTGTATTTTATTCCTAAAACTTCGAATGATCCTGACAAGTCGTATGACTTTGGATCTTTCTTATTCGTTTGAGGAACTGCGATACCAAGATTACTTTTCTTTTTATCTTCAACCATTTAGGTTAACTCCTTTGTTTGTTAGGTTTGTTTTTATTGCTGTGAACTTCTCCATAAATCTTGTGTAAGATAATGGATTTTTCTCTTTCAATTGTTGAAAGGAAGGTTTGTAAGTTGACAGCCAAGATTTATAGGCTCCAAGATGTGAGATCACTTCCAGCTCTGTTAAAGCCTTTTGTAATTGTTTATCTTGTTGTTCTATAGCCAGACTAACTTCTTCAGCAGAAGCAATCTGATCGTTTGTTATTCCAAGGAATGAAAGACCACGACCAACAGCTGATGTTTCAGCATTTTCTAGTGCGCTTGTTTGATTAATTCTTGATGCAGATCTAAACTCTTCTGCTAAACCAGAACTAACGTGCTTTCCTTCTAAGAATATATCAGCCTGGACAACAGCTTTATCGTTATCCAAGTTAATTATTTTAGTTACTATATCTAAATCAGATCCAAGATTACGTCTTACGATTGCTATACGATGAGCAACTGTAGCGTAATCCTTGCCATGAATTGATATTGTTTGACCATTAAGACTGTTCTTAAAATCGCTAATGGTTTGAATTATTTTATCAGCCATATTATTATTACTCCTATTGTTAGTGTTGTTATTGCTAAGAAAATATTTTTACGTCTTATTTGTTTGCGAAGTATGCGGTCCTCTAAAATTAATGAACCAATATATTTAATTCTGTATTCACACATTCCATAACTCCTTAGCTTGCTCTTTAAATTCTCTGCCGATGTTCCAATAAAATGGATGATCGAATTGTGGATCAACATCTGCAATTAAAGATTTTTTTATTTCATCAACTGGTAAGTCTTGATAGCGTGCAAACATACGCTCTCTTCGTTTTGCTACATTTAAAATATATTTAAAATTTTTCTTTAATCCTTCAACAGTTAACCATTCACAATTACTGCTATCGAATAAAGCTGTGTCTTGTTCTGTTACATATAAAAGTTTAACTGGAATTTTAAAATTATAAGCAGCTGCATAAAAGGCAACTTGGATTAAATGATTTTGAGAAGCTAAGGTAGGAGCTTTCGAAGATGCGAACGACAAAGAACCATCTTTTTTAGCTTTACCTGGTCTTGACCATGATGTTTTCAGTTCAAGGAGAAAGGATCCAGCAGCACTAGGAGACGATTTTTCCGAACCAGCTGCCAAAGACTTGAAGCCGAAGTTACCAAATTCAAAATCTGAACGACCAATGATAGCAAGAGAGAGAGAAAGACTATCACCAGGTATCGTTACATAATTTTCACAAGTAACAGGTTCTACCTTAGCTAATTTTCCAATTGCTTGGAAAGCGTTTTCAATCGTTACAGGCAAAGTTTCAAGATAATGATCTTTCTTTGCTTGATCTTTATCGTTAGCTGGCTTGTATTGTTTGAATTCTTCCATCGCTGCTTTAATAGCGAAATCTTTTTTTAATTTAATATGATTAGTAGGAGTTAATTTATTTGCTGGGCTTAGTTTCCAAAGAATGTCAGCGTAATGCCATTGAAGAGCATTGTTGACTGCAACACCTGCAGCCATTTGAGAATTACCTTCAAATAATCTTCTAGTTGTCTGATCGCAGATTACATATCTATAAATGAATGGACCATCTGGCATTAAACATTGAGTAGGTGAGTGGTGAGAAAGTTTTAATTTAATTGCGAATGGAGGATTAATATTTTTAGCTTCTGCAAGAGGATCTAAAATTTTTGTATTATTATCTAAAATTATATTTGTGTTTGTCATAAGAGCTTATGTAATCTCCTATGTCTAACTTGTCTATTAATGTAGTCAGCCTTGACTACTTAGAACTTCTACTTAGCTAACTTTAGCTTAGTCGCTTTAATCGCCGTATTCGCCGTGTTGTTCTGTATTTTAATTCCAGTTAAATCAGAGTTCCACCAAGCGTCTAATTGATCTGTTGGACCATAAAAACTTGTTCTACCTATTTTTTTATGTGGAGGCTTTTGATATTTATATCTAGCAGAGACCATGTGTTTTAATGAACTCTCAGGAATTCCATATCTCAAACAAACTTCTTTTTTTCTTAAAAATAATGGCGCTTTAATTGTCATGCTATTTTTTTAGTATAATTTTTTTTAAATTCTGGAATTTTATTATTGTTATCTAAATTAGTAAGTAATCTTTC